ATAAAATGTTCCACAATCCAAATACCCATATTGAACTGATCCATAGTTATTCCAAATTGACTACATTTCAATTGCTATCTGGAATTGCCTTTTCGGCACTTACCATCATTGGCACTTATTTCTTGATCAATGTCGATAAAAATTACGGCGATCCTTTTGTCAATCGCCTGTTAGTGAAAGTCTTGACCACTATTATTGCCATTATTATAGGTGTTTATTTATTTGAAGAGCAATTTACGCTGTCAAAAATAGTGGGTGTTGGATTATTGTTAGCGGGATTTTATATATTACAATTTTAGGAGGGGGGACCCTTTTTCAAAAAAACTGGAAAGTAATGGTAGCCTACTGGGAGAATTTGACATTTTAGTTTGTCACCCAAAATGTCAAAAATGGAATATACTGGGTTTTCTTTTTGAGAAAAAAGTGGTTTACACTGGGTCAGTGTGGGACCCATCATTATAATTTTTGTATGACTGCATAATTTTTTCGATAGTTATTTTTGTGGAAAAGGATTTAGAAATATAATGACCGCGTATTGTATAAAATGCTTTCTGTTTTACAAAATAAAAAAACGCCGCAATTTAATTGCGAAACTTGTAAGTTCATATGCAGTAAACAAAGTGATTATAAACGACACCTCGATACACGTAAACATGAAATGCTATCAAATGCTATGTGTAAAACCGAATCTACCAAAAAATCGCCCCAATATCATTGTGTGAAATGTGATTTCACATGCACGAGTAATTGTGATTATGAACGACATATAAATACAAATAAACATAAGCGACGTCAAGAGAAACCATCTACGATACATAGTTGCGATTGTGGATCTACTTACAAACATTATTCGAGTTATTATCGTCACAAGAAAACATGTACCTATGTCCCAACGCCTCCACCAGAACCCAACCCCGCCGAACATTCATCAGAAAATCCCGATTTATATGCTATTATACAATTACTTATCAAAGAAAATCAAGAAATACGTAATCTATTTATTGATCAAAACAAAACATTGACTGAACTCGTCAAGAACGTGCAACCCAACAATTCCCACAACAATAACACCACCAATTCCCATAATCAACAGAATTATACCATCAATATGTTTCTTTCTGAGAAATGCAAAGATGCCATCAATATGAGTGATTTAATAGAGAATGTAAAAGATAAAGTAGATATGTTCAAGATCGCCGAAAATGGATACGTGAACGGTATTTCCAAACTCTTTATCGATGAATTGAAATCCATGGAAGTGACAGAACGACCCCTTCATTGCACGGATGAACGGCGCAGCACTTTCTATGTCCATGACAATGATACATGGAACAAAGACGAAGATCTGAAAGATACAAAGAAAGCGATAGGTCATATTAGTCAAAACAATTTACAAAAATGTGTTGCCTGGTCGAAAAATGTTCCGTCAGGCGGATCAGATCGAGAAGAACACATTACCAGATCTATCCGGCTTTGCAAAGAGGCATGCAGTGGAGGAGATGACACGAAAGTGGACAAAGTTATCAAGAATATTAGTAAAGCAGTTCCTCTCAACAAACAAATCATCAGCGAAACCGTGTAACCCCCAATTTCATATAAAAGCAATGTTCTATATGAAATTATTATTTTCTAGCCAAAATAGTGAGTCCGTTATTATTTGTAAAACGTTCCTTCACATACCACTCTAGATTCGCTTCTAGAAACTCTTCAATGGCTGGCCATAACCCTTTTCTAATTTCGTCAATCGGTATTCCTGAACTAAGTGATTGCGCATCGATATTCATACTCATACGAATCGATTCTCCATATATTTCATCTACTGTAGTATCGTGCATAATAATATATTTGTTTGTGATTTTTGAAAACTTTGCAAGTTCCCGTTTTAATTGACCATACACATGCCACGTGTCTATAAACGTAATATCATAAGTTTCATTGATGTCTAATAATAGGTTATTTTTCCACTCGTATTTTACATGTATGTTGTCGAATTGTTCACTGACATTCACCAAGTCCTCAACATTACAATTGTCAATATCATTCATAAAAAGTATTTTTTTATTTTTATTGCCATCAAGCAAACCATACAAAAATGCCCACGACGATACACATCCCCTGACACCCGTTTCAAAAATACTATCGCATTCTTTGGCATATTTGTATAAGGTAGGTAAATGCTCCATGATGTCTATCGAGTTTTTCTTTGGACAAGTATTTGAAGATAATAAGTCAAATGTTTGCTTTATTTTTTCCATTTGAATATATTATTTGTGTATAATTATTTATATGGTTTGAATCTAAATAAAAATAATACAAATACAAATATTATCCACAATGACCTCTTTAGCCATTCACCGTCTACGCAAAGAATACAAGGACATTGCATCAAAACCAATCGACAATATGGTAGCACGACCATTCGAAGAAAACATATTGGAATGGCATTATGTCATTGAAGGGACATCCGGAACTCCTTATGAAGGCGGTCGCTACCACGGCACCATTACTTTCCCATCCGAATACCCAATGAAACCACCCAAAATCGAAATGCTGACTCCCAATGGGCGATTCCAGACCCATACTCGGCTCTGTTTATCCATGTCGGATTTTCATCCGGAAACATGGAATCCCATGTGGACAGTGCGAACGATTTTATTGGGACTCTATAGTTTCATGTTGGAAGATAGTCCAACCACGGGATGTATTGTGACTGACGACGAATATAAAAAGCAAGCAGCTAAGGAATCACATCTTCACAACAACAAAAATCCCGTTTTTTGTAAATTGTTTCCAGAACTCATTTAGGGAAATAACTATTTATATTTTGAAACTTGTGTGATGAAAAATAATTTGTGCTTTATATATATATATGTCAGGTGTATGGGCATCAGTAGATAAAAGAACATCCAGCGATATAATAACGATTAATAGTATTGTCGTGAAAGTGAATGATAGCGTTAAAAAATATGACTTAATTGGAACTGTAACTAATGCCAGTGACAAGAAAGAACAAGTTTTCGCACCAATCTCTGGTATAATAAAAGAAGTTAGTAAATACATCGATACACCAATACCCCGTTTTTATGGTGATCTTGCTAGAATAGAAGAATCTGAAGCAGATAAAAAAGCACGTGAAGAAGCAGAGAAAGAAGCACGTGAACGCGAAGAGATAGAAGCACGTAAAAAAGCAGAGGAAGAAGCACGTAAAAAAGCACGTGAAAACGCAGAGGAAGAAGCACGTAAAAAAGAAATTGAAAAAGCAGAGGAAGAGAAGCGCTTGAAATATAACAACCTATATTATTCGATTCAATTTGAAACCGGTGATGAGATTAATTATAAAATATATGGTACAACGCATAAAATAAAAATAACTAGTTACGATTCAAAAAACATGAATGGAATAGAAGATGGAAAATCCGACTACCTTTCCAAACAGTATATTATAGCTAAATTAGTATCAGCCGATAGATGGAATGTTATTCGCGATGGAAAAATTATATATCCAAATACCACAATTAAAGGTGGAAAATCAGTTTTAAAACAAAATCGCAAACATAAGCAAACTAAACGTAAAAGTAAACAAAGTAAACGTAGAAAAACAAACCGAAATAAATAATTTCATAGTTTCATTATGATATTATTCATCTCAATATGAATATCCGGAACATCGATTTCTTTCAATTTGTACCCCATGATTTCCAACGCCCCCGCTTTTGACTTCGGTTTCACCACTTCCGCCTCTGGTAAAAAAGAGATCAATATATCTTTGAATTGGTCGCGAGTCATCGCACCCACCTCACAATCCCGTTTAAATTGTGTCCATAATGTGGTTGATTTTATCACCATGTCCCCGCCACATTTTTCCATATTTGATTTCCACCATTGAGCGACTTGTGTAAAATGATCTTTACCTCTTTCTACGCCGCCACCTACAATCGTTTCCATCACCATCTTGTTGGTTTCTTCATTCAACAATTCACGAATATAATCGTCCGATCTGTCGAAATTATTGCGGAACTGGGTCATAATCGTTTCACGTTCCCGGTTGTTTTTCTGCATTTTCTGGGCAATTTCCTTGACTTTCAATTGTTGTTCCCGTAAAATATGCAGATCCGCATCCCCGCGACTTTCGTCGTGATTCATAATATGATATATTGTCTGGCACGCATAAAACACCGCCCGTAACATTTCGACAGGTTCGGATGCCAGCATCAGTGAATTGATATAGCAAATACATTTATTCCCAGTCAGCCATTCAAACATAAACGGGGCTTTGTCGAACTTGTCGATCGTCGTATTCAACGATACTAACCACGCAATATGAATATGTTCTTTTGATTTCAAATCCCGTTTGATCTTGTCGCGCGATGTACTATTGACTTTGTTGGTATATTTCTTGGAATCGGCCAACACCGTGAAATCCTTGAACTTCAAATGGAAATCGCCTTGTCCGCCAATGGAATGAATATCGATCATTTCGAATGCCTCGAAATCGCGGAATGCTTGTAATGCCAATTCACCAAACTGTTGTTCACCGATTTTTCCCAGCGATACTACATCCTTTTTCTGTGAAAATCCGTTGAGTTTTTCCGCCGCTTTTTCCAAGACCGATTTATAGGAATCATTTTGTTTGTCTTTTTCGCGCAACATCAGTTGCATCGAATCCAGATCCCGTTGCACCAATGACAATGCTTCCCCGCGGATTTGGGCGTCCATTTGTTTTCCCACATTGCGTTGTTCCACCAATTCCTTTTCCAAACTCAAAATACGAGCCATCATTTGATCACGTTCTGCCTGGTGCATTTGTACTTGCAATGCGAAATTGTCTTGTTGGATGGACAATCGGCGCGTCACTTGTTTATCGATTTTATCGTCTTCGCCCATCGTATACGTTTTATGCAATTCTTGCAACACTTTCAAATCCATCAAGGCGCGATCCAAACGTCCCCGTAAATCCTCGTTGCCCTCCTCATACATGGCCGCAATTTCTCTACGGATAGATGCCCCGATTTCTTCGTGGGAAATTGACAACAATCCGTTTTTCATAGAGACTAATGTATTATACCCGCCATTTACGATTAACCAGGTTTCTTCGGGGGAAAGTGCACTCAATCCATCGGGTACAGTTTCACTCGACGGTATATAAAGTGATATCTTCTTGACAAGGGTTTCCATAGTAATAATATATATAATCCAAAACGTTTATATATATATTTGAAAAACAATCTACCACCCCTTCTCCGAATCATTTTCTTCTATATAATAATTATCCCCATTCCAATACAAGGTGGTAATCAACGAATCAAAATCGTATCCGGATGAAGCGCAATGATCCCAAGTAAATGAATCATAAATATATGGCATAGCATACGAATCTTTGGTCGGATTCGTCCAACGGTGTATATCATCATTTGTCGGACCCACTTTGGTATCTCGGTCATTATTGGGTGCATCAAACATCTGATCAAATTGGAAATGCCCATAACAACAATCATCCGACAAGACGAAATCGCCCACATCCGAATCATAGCACGATACTTTATTACACACATATTCGCCCAATGCATCCGTAGGCCATGCATCGGAAGCAAATCCACCGGCCATGTATTTTGCCTGCATCAATCGTTCCGATGTTGGATGGATAGGCCAGAAAGAGGGATCCGCCGGAGACGCCGATTCCAAATGATCACCACCGAAAATCAAACTCCCGTCGCCCCCACAAATGAAATCAATCCATGCATTCCATCCCTCATCTGTCATCGTATCCACATTCACACATTCATAATCACTATTCAAAATACTGTGTGTCAACATTAAGTATAATACATTCATTCGATCTTCGTTGCACGTATACGCACATGAAATATCTTCGCGGTCCACCGAATATTCACCGGTAGAATCTGCCGCATTACAATCCATAGGTGGAATCAATACATCAGATCGGTAGATTTCTTTCAAATAAAAGATCCAGTTTTTACACAAATTGAGTTGCCCCTCGACATCGGTAATATATCCGGCTTCCCTCAATGAATCAAATGCGTCGCATCCAAAAACCCCGCCGACCACACCATGTGTCGATGCATGAGGTGCATAAGGGATTTGATGAAGGAAATCGGTGATGGTATCATATTCCAACATGGTATAATGTGAATCACATCCGGGCAGATCTTTGTCAATACTCACATATCGGGTAATATATTTGGACGGGTTCACATTCCAAGGGGCGCGCATATAACCATACCCGAAATACAAATCGTCGTATTTAGTATTATACTCGGCTTCCCAATTCGCCCAACGACCATCGAGAATCTTCCCATCGTCCACGCTATTTTGACTATATAACCAGCCCCATGTCGAATTGTTGGGAATCGTTAATGATCCGAACGTATTTTCCTGAAACATGGGCGAATCCCATACTTTGGTTCCTTCCGCCGTTTCAATTGTATAATCCCAATAGGGTAGGGAAATCGACGGATCTACGGTCTGCATGGATTTTTCAAATATATTGGACATTTTAATATGCTGGGCTTGGAAACCAATGCCTTCATGGACATGATCGGCGTCCATCCACGCCGCATTGAAATAGTGGAACTCGAGTAAATAATCGTAATTATGATAATCGTCACCATATAGTTCTTTGCCCTCATCTTCGCTCGTGGCCCACATAGTATACATAGCATCCATCGTTTTGCCCATATCTTCATCGGTTAAATCGCGAAACTCCCTTCGCACATACATACAAAGAAGCGCCCCTTCGCTAGTACGACCGGTGAGTTGGTCGTTGAATGTATCATACTGTTCTATTGACACCGAAAACGTATCGTTTAATGCATCACATCCAAATGAAAAATCGTCTACATAATCCAAACCGGTACTACATTCTTCAGTGGCGTCGTTGCAAATCGTGTATTTATGATAGTATTGTTTTTCAGTTAGATCATCACCGGTCGCCGTGATGAGTAAACGCATATTGGCATATGGTTCCACTACACCCGTATATGGACGTAGTATTTTGTAAGCATATATTTCCGATGCATTTGGTAAAAAATAAGAGAGGGTGGGGTAGCCGTAACGATAGGTAGTGAACCGTAGATCATATTGATCATAGAAACCAATATAGGTATCGTCGTCATCGGTGGATCCAAATGATGGTTTTGAAGTTGGTTTCGCGGTAGGTTTTCCCAGGGTGGGCAGTATTTGCTGAGATTCTTGTAAAGGTATGATTGTTGACGCGGCATTGTTGGTCGACAAATTGGTTACCGCAGGTGTATGATAACTAATGGCAAATGGAAATGCTAAAATAGTAGTGAGGGCAAGTGTCAATGTGGCCGCATATTTCCAATTTTTGAATACTTTTAGATTCGATTGTAAAAAGGAGCCTTTGGGTTCATCGGCATGAGGAACTGTTTTGGGAATATCTACACGAATATTTCCCGATCCATAGTCTGTATAATACATTATTCTTATTATAATAGTGTATTATTTTTATGTTGTTTTCCAGAAATCTAATTCAAACTGGGAATGACCAATGTAGAGGATGAACAAGTATCTTCTGCTTCCACGCTTTCCGTACATACGATTTGTGAACCCGGGATTCCATTGGTTTGCGACCAACACGTATATGCACCCACGAGAACATTTCCGCCGCTGCATTGTAAAGATACATCGTTCATCGATTTGCGAAGCGTCGCTGCGTCAATCGTGCCGCCGACTGCCTCCGTGAGAACTTCGGGAGTTCCGTAACGCTCGATCAATTGCACCGCATCTTGAAAATAGTCATATTGAGACAATGTGGAACACGTGCCATGTTTGGTCCATTCGTGTTCCCAGAATGAATCATAGGATAAACTGGTAATATCGTATTTGACATCGGGCCAATACTGGACCATAGTCTCCATCCCAATGATGTCGGGAATCGATACATTGTATGCTTCGGTACTGCAATACGATGGGTATCCAGTGGTAGTATATTGAGGCCATAACCCGTGTAATGTAAAATGATTTAGCCAATAATATTCCGGATCGATGCAACCTGGATAGCTTTGATTGATGCAAAAACCAGGTGTCCATGTATAGGCTAATACGTAGACAAAGTCGGTGGATACTACCGATTCAAATAATACTGCGAATACTCCCAACAATAGTTTCATTATATATAATAGAAAATATATAATTATTGTATATAATGGATTTGGCTACTATTCCTACAGTATATTACTCTTGGTCATATAATGCGGCAAAAGCGACTAAGTTTGTATTTGGTGCAGTATATGACAATTATGGACAAAAGGATGTAGTAGACTATGTTCACGATGAAGATTATAAAAATACAATCAAAGCCATCGCTAACAAAATAACGTTTACTGGAGAAAATCTCGCACAAGATCCTATTAAAAAAAATATTGACATAACCAAATTAGAGTGCGATAAAACTGGTATTATTATCAAAGAAGAATATGAAAAACAATATACTTCTTTGCGTAATATAGTGCCTCTTACTCAATATCAAAATATGATGAAAAAACTAAAAGACATTGATCCATATATAAATAATTATTATTGCTACATTCGATTTTTGCAATGGGTTATAAGTAATAAACCTAATAAACCTAATATACATAATAATAATCAACTTGTGTGTGTCGGTCATAGTAATAAAATGAAAAATCTGGAAAAGATTATAAGAACAAACAGTGGGGATGTGAATCGAATAGAAGGTGGATCAGAAACAGAGAAACTACTAGATTCACCCATTAAGCAAATAACATTCATTCGACATGGTTATTCATGTAATAATGCAACTGGTGCTGGGGACAAAGATTGGGATCCATCATTAACAGTATATGGTATGTTAACTGCTATTACAATGGGAACCACAATAGCAAAAACTTATTCAGATACCAATTCTATAAATGTATGCGTATCCCCATTACTTCGCACATGGCAAAC